GCCGCGTGCTGGTCGCAGCGGTGGCCTGGCATCGGCACGTGCAGCGCTATGCGGTGCATGACCTCGCCGCGAGAGTCGAGCACCAGAACGGTCTGCCACCGTGACAGCGGCGCGGGATCGTCAGGCACTGGCGGCAGCGTGGCGGCGATGGCCTCGCGGTGGGCGTCGGCTTTCGCCCGTCGGCGCCGCAGCGCCTCGGGGGTGTTGCAGTGCGCCCAGCGGCTGCGCTTTGCGCGTTGGCGGTGGCCGCGACTTTTCATGGTTGGCTCATTGACGAGTTGGGCGTCTCGTCCACGTTCAGCAGCGGGACCGTGGTGTTCGCCATCCCGTGGCTACAGTCAGCCAGGAACTGCGCGCAACCATCGGTGATCCACGAATGGCAGCGCCATTGGCGGTCGGCGCCGTCGTACTGCGTCAGCACGCTCGGGCGCAGCGTCGGCGCATCGGTGCTTCCGTTCCACGTCCAGCAGCCGGTGCCCGCTCGCGTGGCGTTGCCCTGCAGCACCGGCAACGTCAGTAGGCCAGTGGGACCCGGGATGCGCAGCGTCAGGTGCGTGGCCTCGGCGGCGCTGCACTCCACATAGCCGCGCCCATGCTCCAGTCGCACGGGCCGGGCTTTGCGCTCCGGACCCATCCGCCCAACAGGTCGCTGGAGCGCGGACTCGCCCCGGCTGGCGGCTTCGGTGGTGTGCGTTTGCTCAGTGGTCATCGGCGGTCCTCCGCGGCCTGGTCGAGCCGCTCAGCTTCTACGTTGGGCGTCTTGCTGTCGTCGAAGCCGTGCTCCACGGCCCGCCAGTCGCCGCGCCTCGCGTCACGCATGTCCAGCGCACGGAACTCGGCCGTGCGTTGGCGGCGGAACTTTCGCGCCGCATTCACGTCGGCGGTGACGGTCATGTTCACCTGGCACAGCATGTACAGCCCAGTGGACTGCCCATCCTTGGTGAAGTTCTCCACCAGCCACGAGTACGTCATGAGTAGTCCTCCTCAAAGCTGCACGGCACTGTCCACTGCTTGCCGCAGCGCGGGCACTCAATGATGTCGTGCTCGTCCACCACGCCGCAGCAGTCAACCGTGCGCGGCTCAGGGCAGCGCTGCAGGTGCTTTTGGCAAAGCTCGGGCCTCTCGGCATCGTGCAGCGAGCATCCGCCAACGATCCTGCCACCCACATAGCGCTGCTCGCGGGAGCCGCCCAACCCCTCGCTCGAGCCGACAGCTTGCGGCGGGTCACGTTGTTCCATCTTCGTCGCTCCTTTGCGCCGCAAGCTGCGGCTCAGCTCGAACGTTCAGCCCATCCCCCACCATTTCCCCGACGCCAGGAAAATGGTCCTGGCTCATGGCTGGGCTCCGATGCGGTGGTGTTGCTATGCAGCGCAGATGCCGGCGCAGAACCACTCGAAAGCGCTTCGCCGGCCGTGCGCGTCACGGTTCTGGTGCCACAGGGTGATGGCCTGCGGCCCAGTGACCGGCCGCGCTGCTGGAGCGGGAGGGGCGGCGGAGAGCGCCGCAGGCTCGGCCCACTCGTCGCAAACGAAGTCGATCAGGTCGTCGATGCTCGGCTCGTCCATGAAGTCGTCCAGCGCAAGCTGATCGCCGGACTTGTTCACGAAGCTCTGCCGCCATGAACGCAGGCGCTGCTCAACGTGATCGCGCCACCCGGCAGGCGCCACCGGCTGCGATGCCTGCGGGGAGGTGTAGAGCGCGTGCTCGCCAGGCGGCAATGCGTACAGCGCAAGCAGGTTGTCGCCGGGGCCGAACCTGAACGCCCCGCCTTGCCCTCGAAATAGAACGCCCACCGGCTGCGCCTGGCCGGCATCGAGCGCGGCGCGGGCGCGCTTCACCACGGGCTCGGCTTCCGCGTCCCAGTGGCCCGCGTCTCCGCTCTCAACCAATCGGACGTAGTGCGCCAGCAAGTCGGCCAGCGCGGTGTGTAGGTCGGTCATCAGTGCGCTCCCTTAACCGCCTCGTCCGCGAACTCCCAGGCCAGCCGCACGCGGTCGGCCAGCTTCGTGATCGGCGCGTCTCCGCGCACCCAGCCCTGGACCTCGATGCACGCCGGCAGGGCCGCCAGAAAGGCGCGGCGCCGGAAGGCCTCGCGCTCGGCTTCCTTCCGTTGCCCGCGCAGATCCGCCTTCAGCCGCCTGCGGCCTGCGGCATAGCCGCGCTGGTAGGCCCGATTGAGCTCGTCTTGCTCGGCCATCAGTGCACCCCCGCCGCGCGCCGGCCCTTGGGCTTCACGCCGGCCTTCGCCATGCTCTCGCGCATGCCAGCCTCCAGCTCGGCCTGCTCGGCTGCTCAGGCGTCCGGGTGGGCGCTGCCGTCGTCGTCGGGGTCGGTGTCGTCGCCATCGGGGCCCGCCTCGCCGCCATGCTCCGCCGCGAACAGGTCGCCGGCGTCCGGGTGGTCCTTCTTGAACTCCTCGCCCGTCCCGTCGATCACCGCGTCCGGCTTCGGCGGCTGCAGCGTGGCGACGATCTCGCAGCCCTCCAGAGCGCACAGCGCCCCGACCAGCTCCGGCGTGACGGTCTTGTTCGACGCCAGCGACCAGCGCACCACGACGCTGCCGCCTTCCTTCGCATCGACCTCGAACTTGTCCAGCGCGCAGCCGTACAGCTCCAGCGCCGTGCTGTCGTCGATGCCGTGCTCGATGGTCATCGTGTAGCCGCTGAACGAGGCCTCGACCTTCAGCGGCATGTGCAGGGTCGGCACGCGGCGGTGCTTCTTCACCGCGGGCACGGCCTCGATGCTGGCCTGGGCGGCGACCTCGGGCGGCACCCACCAGAGCGCGTCCTGCAAGCCTTCGTGCAACAGGTTCACGGCGGCGTTGTCGGTCGGCCACCACTCCAGGCGCAGGCTGATGGCCTGGACGAGGTCTTTCCCGTGCGTCTCCTTGCGCGGGGTCGCCTTCGTCAGCTTCAGGCGGGTCTGGGTCGGCAGGTTGAAGGTCTTCACGTTCGGGTGCCTTTCAGGCGTTGGGGTAGAAGATCGGGCGGGCCTCACGGCCGCAGCGCGGGAAGGGCCTGTGCCCAGGGAGTAGAGGCGGCCGTCCGCGCTGCTGGGGGCGCCCGTGGAAGGGGTCATGCGGTGGCGTGCTCGACAACTGGCGCAACTGCCGGAGCCTTCACGAACACGGCGTTGGACCGGAGCAGCTTGCGAAGGTGCGGCGGGACCGTGCCGCGGCTCCAGTTGTTGTCGGTGAAGAACTCGCGCCCGTCGTCCAGGCGCACAAGGAACTCGGCGCCGCCGAAGCCCAGGCCACGGCTACTCCAGTTCTCGCTCTTGTGCTTGCCGACATAGGCGGTGTACGCCTCGATGCCGACCACGAACGAGACCTTCGGTTGACCGCCGCCCCGCACGAAGCGCGGGTCTTCCGGCGGCGTCAGGTTCTTCGGCGGATCCAGGTACTCCCGCTGGAATTCCATCCAGAACGAGGCGCTGCGCGCTTCGGCGTCGAGCGCTTTCTCGATGGTCTCCCGCAGCGTGAGGCCCCACTGTGTGCTGCTGGCTCGCCCGCCCTGGCGCTTCTCTGCGCCAGACCACACCCGCGGAATGCCGTTCTCGTCGTCGCCCCACCACAGCTGATCAGCCTGCGTGGCGGGCTTCGCGTCGAGCACCTCGGCGAAGTAGGGCGCGCTCGCGGCGTTGCTGGCCTTGTGCGCCATCGCCATGAAGCGGCTCACGAGGTCGTCGTCTGGCACGCGCGACGAAAGGCGCCGCTCGTCGCGCTGGTGCGGCACATGCTCGCCGTACTCGCCCAGCATCGCGGCGCGTGCGTGCCGCACGAAATGCTCGGGCAGCGGCAGTCCGGCCAGGTCGAGCAGCACGCCGACGCCGTCCATAAACCGAGGCGACAGCACCGCGCCGGGATCGGTCATGCAGAGCCAGCGTGCGCGGCAGCCGAGCGAGTGCTTGAGGCTCGACAGCGCGCCCTGCGCCTCGCTCAGTTGCCGAACGGCCTCGCAGTGCGCGCAGTCGTCGCCGTGGCCGAGCTCAGCCTCGCAGTAGGGGCAGGGGTTCGGCTCGGGGTCTGGTGGTTCGTCATACATCGGGTGGTTCCTCGCGTTGTTCAGCGTCCCGCCCCCGCGCTGCGACTCCGCAGCGCCAGGCGTTCCAGGTGCGCGACCTGCTCGCGCAGGCGCAGGACTTCGGCTGCCAGCACTTGCGCCGCCAGCGGGTACTGCCCGCGCAGGTCTTCGTTCGCGGCCTGCTGCGCGGCTTCCAGGGCTTCGTCGAGGGTCATGCGAGGGTCTCCCCGAACAGCTTCAGGTCGGGCGCCGCAGGGATAGCGAAGGCCAGGATGTCGGCCTCGTGGATTTCGCCGCCCTCGCTGTCCTCCCAGCCGTTGTCCAGAAACCAGACCTCCTGCGGGCCCGGGCCGTACTTGTCTTCGTTCAGCAGCGCCAGCACGGTGCCAAGGTGGCCGGCGACCGCGAACGGCGTCGTGTCGCTGGGCCGGTACCACGTCAGCGTCGTCGTGACGGTCGGCGGGTTGCGCATGACGTCGCAGCTCACGACGCGAACCCCGGCTCGTCCTCGAACACCACGCGGCCGATGCGGCAGGGGCCGTAACCGCAGGCCTCCAGCTGCGCGCAGCGCGCCTGCGCGGCCTCCAGCGTGGCGCCGTTGACGTTCGTCTCGAAGACGATCGGGTTTCTCGGCTCGTCCGGGCACTCCTGGCGGTACGGACCCATGTCGTCGGACGCGACGACCACGTAGATCGGCGCGCTCATGCCGCCACCTCGGCGCCGTACAGCTCGGCCATCGCGCCGACGTGCGCGATCAGCTGGCGGCAGATGGTCTGGTACTGGCTCTCGGTGTAGTAGCCGATGCCGCGCTCGACGCGGGTCGGCTTGATGTGCAGCGAGTCGGCGATGAAGTCGCCTCGCACGGTGAAGCCCAGGCGGCCGCAGATGTCGCCCAGCTTCAGCGTGGCGGGTTCGTCCTGGAACACCTCGACGCCGACACGGCCGCCTTCCTGCGGCGAGATCAGCACCGCGGCCGGCTTGCCTTCGATCACCGTGCTGTGCACGACGGGCTTCAACTGACCGCGCCCCACCGGCATGGCCGCAGCCGCAGCCGCCTCGGCGGCCTGCCGCGCGGCTTCGGCCTCGCGCGCCTCCGCCTCCGCCTTCTCGCGCGCCCGGCGCTCCTCGGCCGCGCGGTGCGTGGCGATGCGCGACGACACCACGGCCGCGAAGTCGTCGGCCGCCTTGTAGACCAGCTGGCCCAGGTCGGCGAACAGGAACTCGAAGCCCTCGGCCTCGGCCTTGAACTTCGCCACGTTCGCCCGGATCGCCCGCGCTTCGACCTCGGCCGCGACCTTCGTCGTCGCCAGCAGCGCGTCCAGCTTGTCCTGCATGCTGGCCACGGACTTCAGGCCCTTGATCGTGCCGGCGAAGTCGGCAGCGATGGTCGGCAGCCGGAACGGCGCGATCTCGGCGTTCAGCGCGGCGATGTGGTCGTCCAGCGCGCGGCGGGCCGCCATGACGGCCGCCTCCTTGATCTCGAGCTTCCGGCGCTCGACCATCTTCTCGGCCGCCAGCCGGGTGTCGCGCGCCAGCTTGCGGCAGTCGGCCACGGCGCGGCGCATGGCGTCCACGTCGGCAATGCTGGCCAGGGCGCCGGCCTCCGCGGCGTCGAGCGCTTCCTCGGCCTTCTTCAGCGCCTTGCACGCGGCCTCGGTGGTGGCGAACTCGGTATCGGTGGCCGGCCGCTGCGGAATCTTGGCGACGAACTCGCGCAGGGCCGTGGCGAAGGAAGGCAGGTTGCCGACGACCGACAGCGCTCCGTCCAGGCGCACGGACACGGCCGGCAGGGATTCCAGCGGCTCGGCGCGCGCCGGCTCGGGCGCCGGGGCCGGCAGCACGTAGGCGGCCAGGTCGGCATGGAACTGGCGCCAGCCGGCCAGCAGCGCGCGGAACTTCGCCTCGTCGGCCTCATACCAGCACGACACGAAGCGCTCCGGCGTGCCATCAGTGCAGGTGAACAGGCACCGCGAGGCGCCGCTGACCAGCAGTTCCTGGTCCATCTGCACGGTGTAGTGCTCGGGCAGGTTGCCGGTGCGCACGGCCTCGGCCAGCTCCTCGTTCCAGAGCTTCGTCTCCCAGCAGACCTCCTCGTCCAGCGTGAGTCCGTCCAGGCTGGCCAGCAGCGGGATGCCGTCGACGATGGCGGTCATCGTGACCGGGTAGAGATCGCCGCCGACCTTCTCCTCGGCCAGCGGGCGCGCAGCGGCCTCGGCGGCGTGGCCGGCAGCGAAGCGGCCCAGCGTCGCGGCGTCGGGCTCGGCGCCCACGCCGGTGTGCTTGCGGCGCAGCAGCTCGGCGCGCGTGACGTAGCGGCTGACGCCCAGCGCGGCCGGCGCCTCGGACGCGGTCGAGTAGCCCTCGCGCAGCGCGAGCCAGGGCCCGGTGCCCTGCAGCACGTCGTGGGTGGTGCGGTCGGTGATCTTCACTTGGCGCCCTCCTCGGCGGCGTAGTCGGCGGCCCACTCGTCGGCCGGAGCCGGCGCGGGTTCGGCGGCGGGCGCGGCGGCCGGCGTCGCATCGGTGGCGTCGGGCTTCAGGCTCAGGATGCGGGCCTTCTGCTCCTCGCTGAACGTCGCCTTCGTCTGCAGCATCGTCAGCAGCGCGCTGGCGGTCTTCTTGCCGCAGGCGACGGCATTCGCCCAGGCGGGGAAGTTCTTGTCGAAGTCGGCCTGGCTGTAGGCCGGCAGCTCGGGGCGCGCGGCCGGGGCCGGCGCAGCGCCGCGGCGGGCCTGCTCGATCACCTCGCCGGTGGCCGCGTCGATCAGCGTGCCGCCGACCGCCTCGCGGGCCTCGTCATCGTCATAGAGCGCGAAGCCGAAGGCCACCCGCGCGCACTGCATCAGGGCCTTGTGGCGCAGCATGCGGCGCGGCATGTTCTTCCAGGGGTCGGTGTTGCGCCGGCACTCCTCGAGGTACTCGGTCACGACGGTCGGCCGCGTGCGGTCCTTGCGGTAGATGCGCGCGGTGACGGCCTCGGGCGTGGCGTCGAACTCGATGCCGTCGAACTGCGGGTGCTCGTTGACGATGCGAATCCAGCCGTCGACGCCGACCACCGGGACGATGCCCTTGTGCTGGTCCGGGTAGGCGTAGATCTCTTTCGTGAAGGGGTTCAGGCCGTACTCGTTGGCGATGACCATCAGCGCGGTGAGCTGGGCATCGGTGGCCGGCTCGCGCGACTTGAACGCGGTCTGCTTCAGGGTGGCGATCAGCTCGGCGTCTTGCTCCATGCCGAAGCGCTGGGCGAGCTTGCCGGAAAGGGTTGCGAGGGCAGTGGTCACAGGGTCTCCCGTTGGGTGAGGGTGGTCAGGTCTTGATGTGGGGCAGCAGCCAGAGGACAAAGGCGGCGATGCTGCCGACCATGACGACGGCCGACAGCAGCGACCAGCGCGACAGCAGGCCCTCGAATACCGGCGACACGCTCTCGTCGCGCTCCGGCAGCCGGCAGTCCTGCGGGCAGGGGCACTGCTTGCGGCCTTGATCGCAGGCGTTCGCAGTGCACGCCGGCACGGCTTGGCCAGTGCGGCGCCACAGGTCCGCGTCGCCTTGAAGGAATGTGCGTTCGGCCATGTCAGCCTCCGATGCGGTTGATCAGCCCGGCCAGCGCCGGCAGGAACACGCCGACCGCAGCCGGCGCCACCAGCACGGCCAGCACGACGCTGGCCATCGGCAGCGGGTGCCGGTCGAGCTCGGCCTGGATGACGGCCAGCTCGACGCGCTCCTCGGCCAGCTTGTCGCGCCAGGCACGCTGCGTCGCGCTGTCGGCCATGCCGCCGCTGCGCAGGGCCTCGAGGTAGTCCTGGGCCGCGGCGATGTTCCAGATCAGGACGCCGGCCCGGATGTAGAGCCACGCGCGGCGGTGCAGGGGGAGGGCGCTCATACCTGCTCTCCCGTGGCTTTGGCGATGGCGGCATCGATGCGCGCCAGCACCGCGTCATAGTCGCCCACGGCCAGCGCGCCGTCCTCGTCCAGACCGTCAGGGCCCGTGTGCGCGTCGGCCAGCGCTACGCGGTCCAGATGGATGCACTGGCGCGCGTCGAGCAGCGCCTCCAGCATGTCGGGCGCGGCCGCCTGCAGGAGCGCGTTCGCCTCGGCTTCGGAGAGGTCAGTCGTCTCGGCCGAGCACAGCGGCACTCGATGGCCGTCTCTGTCTGTCACGGTCCAGCCTTGAGCCGTGCACTCGCCTTCGTGGTCGCGGTCGTGCCACTCGCGCGCCACCCACGGCCCCGGCGTGTGCTTCGCGCTCATCGCCCACCCCCATGGAACCGCCCGTAGCTCGCCGCCAGGTCCGCCACCAGCGCCCGGGCCTCGGGATCGGTCGCCGTCGCGCGGCCCAGCACCTGCAGGATGCGGCGCATCGGGCCGTCGAGGCAGAACTCCTCGCTGACGATGTTCAGCACGCTGTCCGTCAGGCCGCGGCGCTTGCTCTGCCCGTCCACGAACCCCGGCACCGGCAGCCGCGTGTCCAGCGACCCCGTCCGCAGGCACTCGGACATCATCCCGGCCAGCATGTCGGCGCTGTACGGCTCGAACGCCTCCGGGTCCGGGTCGCGGTTGTCGAACACGGCGCCGAAGACGCCGGTCGGTTCGGTGAGAACGACGCCCATGGTCAGCCCTCCGCCTTCTGCTCGTGCTCACGCACGAACTGCTCGAACTGCTCGTCGTCCATGTCGCTGCAGTCCACGTCGCCGGCCTGCATCTCCAGGGCGTGCGCCCACAGATACCAGCCGTCGCGGTAGATGAAGCGGTAGCCCTGCGCGCTCAGGGTCTGGCCGGTCTGCGTCGCCATCACGCGGCCTCCGCGACTTCGGCCGGCACCGCTTCGATGCGCTCGGCCATCGTCGTGAACACCGCGGCCAGCTCGCGCAGCTGCTGGGCTGTCGCGTAGACCTGGACCACCGCGGCGCCGGTCTCGATGCAGACCGTGGCCACATCGACGAAGTCACCGTTGTGCTTGGTGCGGTCGTCGTCGTGGCTGGCGCGCACCTCGGCGCGGACATCGAACTTCGGGTGCTTGATCAACACGCGCTCTCGGATCGTCGCCATCTGCTATCCCCTTCGCCGTCCCCGCCGCGGTGCGGCTGTCGGGTGGCGATGGCTGTATGCTCATCCCGTTATCGGGATAAGTCAATCCCGTTTTCGGGATGACCACGCAAAGCAGTCGGGATTAGATGAAAACGGCCGTCAGTCGCGGTCCGGCTTGTGGATGCGTTTGATGCGCTCGGCGATGTCGTCCAGCTCTGCCGCCAGCAAGCCAGCTCTCCGCGAGTCCATTTCGAGGGTCGGCGGATGCTGCGGATCAAAGCCTGGCACCAGCAGTTGCCACGCCTCTAGGCCGAAAACTCGCGCCGCCTGCTGAAGCGCGTCAATCCTGCACGCAGTTTGGCCTTGAAGCATCCGGCCAATCGTTCCGTTTGAGCCGGCGCCCCGCGCGACCATCTTCTCGATGGTGTCGAGGTCGGGGTGCGCGTCCATTGCGGCACGCAAGTTCTTGGCGAGCGTGAGTCTTGGCACGTCTTGATCGTGCCAATGCCCGAGTCCCGTACCCGGGATTGCGCTTATCCCGCTAATGGGATACAACATCGGCCGTATGGAACCCATCATCGACTACATCAAGCGCAACCTGCGGGCTGCTGGCGCTGCGCGCTGGCCTGCGATTGCCGCCGTGGTGTCCACGAACGACGCCCCGATAAGCGAGCACCTGCTGCGCAAGCTGGCCTACGGCGACCGCGACAACCCGAGGCTCGACAAGGTGCAGCCGCTGCTGGACTTCTTCCATGCCGTGGATCGCGGCGAGGTCGAGCTGCCGGAGCCGCAGGCGACTGCGCCAGGGGCTCAGGAGGCAGCATGAAGCGCCGAGCTGCTCCCTTTTGCGTGGATTGCGGTCAGCCGAAGGAACGCGGCAAGCACCACATGGCCCAGCGCTGCAATCCGTGCAGCAAGGTCTTCTACAGCGCGATGCTGGGCGCCCAGCAGGTGCTGTACCGCGCGATCCGGCTTGGGCAACTGACAAAGGCCCGAGGGCTGGTCTGCGCTGACTGCGGCGGCATGGCCACGGACTGGGATCACCGCGACTATTCCAAGCCGCTTGAGGTGCAGCCGGTCTGCCGTAGCTGCAACTTCAAGCGCGGCCCCGCGAAGTACCCGCGACCGACCCCCGACAGCGAGAGGGCCGCGGCATGAGCGGGCGCATCTGGCCCGGGGCGCTGTGCCGCATCGTCCATCCGCTCGAATACGGGCGCATCGTTGAAGCGCTGCACATCGTGACAAGCATCGATCAAGGCCGCGAGGGCAAGCCGCTTTCGGTCAAGGCCATCGGGGCGTGGATGTGCGAGTTTCAGGGCGCTCCGTGGGAGCAGCCTGGCATGGGTCTGGTGCGGTTTGCGCCGATTCATGAGCGCTGGCTTGCGCCGATCCTCCCACCCCCCGTCACCGAATCCACCGAAGACCGCGCCCCCGTGGGCGAGATCGTGGGGGTGTAGATGCGACCGCTCTACATCTTCGACCTCGACGGCACGCTGGCCGACCTGACGCACCGCAGGCACTTCGTTGACGGAACCGATGGCCGCAAGGACTGGGACGCCTTCCATCGTGCGTGCGTGAACGATGCGCCGATCTGGCCGGTGCTGCAAACGATGGAGCGCCTGCGCGAGTCCTGCGCCGAGTGCTGGATCGTGTCCGGCCGCAGCGACATGGTGCGCAGCGAGACGGAGGCGTGGCTGAGGCAGTACGGCTGCAAGCCTGATCGGCTGCTGATGCGCAAGGCCGGCGACTACACGCCGGACGATGTGCTGAAAGAGTCGTGGCTGGCTTCGTGGTCGCCGGCTGATCGGTGGCGCATCGCCGCCGTGTTCGATGACCGTGATCGCGTGGTCGCCATGTGGCGCCGTCACGGCTTCCAGTGCTTCCAAGTCGCGCCGGGGGACTTCTAGATGCTCCCCGCCGACACCAGCCGCTGCTGCGGCCAATCCGGCGCCGAGGTCTGCGACAAGCGGGCCGACTGCGAGCGCTACGTCGAGTGGCAGCGCGGCGGCACTGGCGCCGTGTGGGTCG